CTGAGGAGTGGGGTAAAATACGCTCTTATTTTGAAAAGAAGGGCGCATTAGACTCAGCTTTTGACGCTGACATTTCCGGATTTGACACTCGGATGTTAGCTGAAGTTAAGCACGCGGCAATGACGATTATTATGTGGATGGCTGAGAAAGCAGGTTATTCGCTGGTCGAGCAGGAGATTTTGCGAGGTTATTTAACTGATACCTTGTTTCCTCTCGTACTAGTGAAGAATGATCTACTTACAATGCCTAACCTGATCATTAGCGGTCGAGTTGGTACAGCAGAGTTTAACTCTTTGTGCCTCTCCATCATTTACCGTATGGTATGGTTTATTTTGCGTCGTGAGCAGAAATCCACAGAATCATTCAACAAAAAGGTGCAACTAGGAACCTATGGTGACGACTCCAAAGCAGTTTCTCAAGTTCCTTGGTTTAATCAGGAAACTTTCTGTAAGGGATGTAAGTACTTTGGGATAGTTGCAACCACAGCCTCGAAATCTGAGAATTTTGAGCGTTTTGTCCCCTTCGATGGAGCAGAATTTTTGCATCGTACCTGGAGGTGGGATGAGGAGTACAAAGTATGGTGCGCTCCTCTCGCCTTCGATTCAATGGTTCGATCATTAGTTTTGAACACAGCTTCTGACATCGGACCAGACGCTCAAGCTTTTGAAGCGGCTCACTCAATTAACTTTGAACTCGCACAACATGGGAGAAAAGTTTTTGAGGATAAGATGTCGAGGTTAAATACCATACTCACAGACTCTGGACTCATCGCGAAATGTGGTGCACCAAGATTTAAGAGTTTTGATGAGATTATGGACATGTGTTACAAATATCCTCCATAGTAGTGCTGGGACTTATTATTTTTGACAATTTTGAATTATTATCAAGTTATTTTGATTACACTAGCATTCTATACACGTTTATTTTGTTTACGCGTTTTTATTGATTATTATGGAGGAAAAAGAGCCTACGGGCGAATCAAGTACTCCGACAGCCGGTCTTAAAACCGGTACTGTCACTTTTGCAGATGCAGCCGCTTCTCAAATTGAGAATTGGGCTTCCGTCTCTGATCCGACTTACGATTTCGGTACAACCGATTCCGTTCCGTTGGCAGATTGGTTTGCTCGTCCGGTGAAAATAGCTTCTTTTGACTGGAGTTCTGCAACTCCATTGGCTGAGGAATTTAATCCTTGGGCTTTGTGGGTTGCTGATACCAAGGTTAATAAGAAGTTATCCAATTTCGCATATTTCCGGGGAAATTTACATATCCGGTTTGTGATTAATGGATCACCTTTTATTTATGGTCGAGCAATTGCATCTTATGCTCCATTTATGC